CTTTTATAACAATATAATATGGCAGAGAACAAACAAGACAATCTATTTTCGGCGCTAAGAAGACTATTCTCCACTGATGTCATTATCAGAGATTCTGGAGGTAAGAACTTAAGCGTAATAGATACAGAGCACATCCAGACTTCTGGTGTAATTCAAACTAACTCGTTAATCGATAGATTCCACAAGGTATACACTACGTCTACTGCTTATGGAGTCAACCTAAATCTAGCACAGAACTACCAATCGTCTCGTGTACAAATATATGCTGATTACGATGCAATGGACACTGATGCCATCATCGCGTCTGCTTTGGATATTATCGCGGATGAGTGTACTTTAAAGAACGATCAAGGTCAAGTACTACACATTACTTCTGCAGACGAAAACATTCAAAACATACTAGAAAACCTATTCTACTCGGTAATGAACATAGAATTTAACCTATGGTCTTGGATTAGAAACATGTGTAAGTACGGTGATTTCTATTTAAAATTAGAGATCGCAGAGAAGTACGGAGTTTACAACGTAATTCCATTTTCGGCTTACAATATCGTTAGACAGGAAGGCTTTAACCCTAAAAATCCAAACGAGGGAAGACGCGATGTTGATTCATAGAATTACTCGTGCCCCAGAAAGAAGAACATTCTACGTTAACGTGGGAGCCATCCCACCAAACGAGGTTGAGAACTACATTCAACGTATGATCGGCAAGATGAAGAAGACTTCTCTTATCGACGCTCAAACTGGTCAATACAACATGAAGTTTAACCAACAGAACTTATTGGAGGACTTCTTTATCCCAGTTAGAGGCAACGATCAATCTACTAGAATTGACACTGCAAAAGGTCTTGAGTACAACGCTATCGAAGACGTTCAATACTTTAGAGAGAAACTATTTGCTGCTCTAAAGGTGCCTAAAGCATTCATGGGATACGAAAAAGACTTGACCGGTAAAGCAACGCTAGCCGCAGAAGACATTCGTTTCGCTAGAACAATTGAGAGAATTCAAAGAATCATTGTATCAGAATTAAAGAAAGTCGCATTGGTTCACTTGTACGCTCATGGATACACTAACGAGTCTATAACCAACTTCGATATTCACTTGACAAATCCTTCCATCATATACGAGCAAGAGAGAATTGCTATGATGAAAGAGAAGATTGACCTTGCAAATCAAGCAGTTGAAAACTCTTCTTTACCTAGAGATTACATATGGAAGAACGTATTTAATATCTCTGAGGACGAATTTAATGAGCTTGATGACCTTATTGTTGAGGATCAAAAGCGCAAATTTAGATACAAACAAATCTCCGAGGAAGGAAACGATCCTGCAGAAACAGGCCAAGCATTTGGTACTCCTCATCAGATTGCCAGTCTTTACGGAGGCAAAGGTGACGGATCTTTAGACGTTCCTAGAGGCTACGACGAGACAGATCCTAAAGAGCCGATGAAGGTTCCAGGAAGACCTCAAAAGTACAAATCTATATACGGAACTGACGAATCTCCATTTGGCAGAAGCGGAGTTTACGATATGGCTACTCAGAATGCTGAGACTAAAGAAGATAAGACAGGAGTCAGTTTTAAAGGAGGCGCTATGAACATGGAAAGCACTAAAGCAATCTATTTTCAGAACAAAAATTCAATAGAAAAGATGTTTGAAAAGCAAAACACTAGAAAAACGCAGCTTTTTGAACAATCTGACCTATTAAGCGAAGACAACATTATTGACAATCTAGATTAGAATATTTAGATATTTATTAGCAAGCCGATCAAAATAGCTATGGCAATTAAACATTCGAAATATCGTAACACCGGTATTTTATTTGAACTTTTAGTAAGACAGACAACTTCAGACCTTTTGAACAATCAGGACTCTAAAGCTGTCAAAATACTTAAAAAGCACTTTACCAATACAGAATTGGGAAAAGAGTACAGCCTGTACAGTGCATTCGTAACCAGCCCAAAACTTTCAGAAGCCAAGGCGGAGATTCTTATTTCTACTATTTTAGAGCAGTATAAGAAACTAAGTCACGAAACATTAAGCAAAGCAAAGTACAATCTAATCAAAGAAATTAAGAAGACCTACAACCTAGAAGACTTCTTTAAAGCCAAGATAGAGAACTACAAGCCTTACGCTTCTGTTTATACAATATTCGAATCTCAAAGCAGTCCAAACTCTGACACAAAACAGATAGTTCTAAACAAGATCAATTTATTGGAGCACATTACTCATGAATCTATCAAGGACATGCAAGCTCCACAATCAATGGTTGAGGAGTTAATGAACGAAGACAAAGAGATCAGAATTTTAACGTATAAATTATTGGTTGAAAAATTCAATAAGAAATATCAAGGCCTTTCAGAAAGACAAAAAGGCGTTTTAAAAGAATACGTAGCAAGCATTTCAGATTCTGCTAATTTAAGAAAGTTCTTAAACGAAAAGTTAAAAGAGATCAAGCAGGAACTTATAGAGCAAACTGAAAAGGTAAAAGACAAGGTTACCAAGATTAAAACTCAAGAGGTTATAAAGTTCATTAAGCCATTGAAAGAAGGCATCGCCATTAAAGACGAAACAATTACAGGACTATTACAATACTACGAATTAATCGACGAGTTAAAAAGAGTATCTAAATAATGAAGAAACCTTTCAATAATCAACTTGCCACTCAAAGACTAAGAAACGAAGATAGCGTAACTGGAGGAAATGCTCCTGCAAATACAGCTGCCACTTTCAAAGCTGGAGACGGTATGCAGTACGCTACTAAGAAAGCTTTCAAAAAGAAAAACGAGGTAAAAGACGTAGAACCAAAATATGCAGCGGGTAAAGCTAATAACTACGTAGCAAAAAAATGGGGATGGAAACCTGCACCATCTATTCCAAACAGACCATCTAAAGGCGGATTCCAATACAAGCAGATGTTTGAAGATATGGAAGAGGGCGTTTTACAACCAGTAAATCTGGACAAAGATTCGCTATCTCCAATGGAATATCAACAAGCACAAAAATACGAGAGCTTTAACGAAAACGATTGGACTTTTGACGACGTTTCTAAAAGATATATCAAAAAGCAAGCAGAACCTGATCAGGAAATGCAGACCGAAGACGAAGATAAAAAGTACTTCGTTAAAGTTTCTGTTAGGGACGCAAAAAGAGCTTTAGACGTACTTAGAGACAATCCAAGTTATAGAGGCGTAGAATTAAACGGATCTGACACATACTACACGGCTGACGAAGATTTGGCTTACGATATGATGATGGACTTTGGAACTCAAGACATCGAAGTAATAGGCGACAATTTTAGTGATAGCCATTTATACGGCAGCGAAGATTTAAACGAAGCATTGACTTACAATAAGTTTAAAAGAGAAGCAGCAACAAGACCTAACAAAGACGCTTTACACGAGGCGTTAAAATTAATAAACAAAAAGTTACACGAAATAAACAGGTTAATGGAGTACTCTACCAACATGAAAATGGAATTGGAAGAGGATTATAGTCCAAGAACTGGTAAGGTTGTGAATAAGCTAGAAATACAACTAGCTGAAATTTACAAAAAGGTTAAAAGTTTAAAGTAATATGGACGAAGTTAAAAGATTGCAAGAGTTGTCAGGTATAACAAAAGAAGACATTGCTATTTCAGATGTTAAACTTAAAAAACTATTGAAAGTTAATGGATTCGAATCCGTGTACGATCATATACAGCGAATAAGTCCAAAAGATTCAGCAAAAGTAGCTGAAGGCATGGAAATTATAATTGATAATTGGAATTGCGCTCCAAATGGAGGAGTAATTGACTATATTATAAAATACTTAAGACAAAAGTAACATGGCAAAAATAAAGTCAGCCGGAGGCAGTGAAAAATTAGTTTTCGGAAAAAGAAAATCAGGGCAGCCTGGCGGTAAAAAAAGTTATAACAAAAGCAGTCCAAGACCAAAAGCATATCGCGGACAGGGAAGATCATAATATTTATAAGCATGACAACAGCAATTTTATTTAAAAAGCACAGAGCAGGAGAAATCAGCAAGGAGAAATTCTTGTACGAAGTTAGAAGGGACCAACAGTTACCTTTTATCACTAATATGACCTCTTACGAAGACTCTATCAAGATCCTTAAAAACAAGAGTATCGTTAAAGAAGCGACTGCTCAAGACAATATACACCCGTATACTTTAAAAAGAGGCGCTGAAGCCGAATTGCTAAAGGGCGGAGAAATTACTAATCTTGCTTACGCTAAAGCCGTTGCAACTGCTACAAAGAAATTAGCAAAAGATCCAACTGCTTACGACGATTTACATATCTCTAACTCGGCTAAGATAGAAAAAGCAGATGCTAAATTAGGTATGACTCCAGTCTT